CCGCGTTATGCTGCGGTATGTTGAGACCGGCGATGTTTCTGACTGAGACGTTGGGATGCACGGAGTTTAGTCTTTCTTTGTAAACCTATTAACTTCGCTATAAATTAAGCGGCGGGCTGGGCGGTCATGCCGAGTTGCTGTTCCTGCGCCATCTTTTGCAGCGCGGGTTGGGCGCCGGTGCGGCCGATGACGGCGTTTTGCTGTTGTTGAAGCTGGAACTGGAAGGCTTGTGCTCTCGCGTCGATCATGCTGCGGAAGATTTCGTCTTGGGCGTAGCGCTGTTGGACGGCGGGGTTGGACTGAATGATTTGCTGCAAGGTTTGCAGTCTTACCTGCGCGTTTTGGCCGCCTTCTTTGAGCGGCGGCTCGGTGCCTGCGGCGATTTTGGCGAAGGCGGTTTGCTCGTCTTCTTGCTCGGCGGCGGTGGCGGCGCCGATGTCTTGGACCAAGATGTCGGCGAGGTTTTGGTCGAGGGCCGCCATCATGTAGCGGATCAAATTTGCTCGGTCCAAAACTCCGAAAGAATCCAGGGGCACTAGGGTGTTTGCGACGAACGTAAGTTTGGCCTCGAGGGCGGCTGCGTCGAGCGTGCGGGCATCGAAATCCGCTACCACGTCGAACTGTCCGCGGATGTCGGCGGCGCCTTCGGTCATGGTGACCGGGTTGCCGGTGATGCGGGCGACTTCTTCCGGCGTCATGTATTGCTGGGCGAGCTGCATGATCTGGGCGACGACCAGCTTCATGTCGAGGAGCCACGAATCGACCAGCTCCTGCATGTGGAGCATGGAGATGTTGGGATTGACCGTGTCGGTCATGCGGCCGAAGTAGCGGTCCACATCGGCGCGGGTGGCCATCTCGACCTCAATGCTGCCCTGGCCGAATGGCGGCGGGGCCATCCAAGAGATTTCTCCGGGGCGGCGCTCGGGGATCTGCACGCCGGGGCCGAGGACAAGGTCAAATTTTCCGCGCGCGGCCGGGGTTTTAAGCGGAGGAATGATGCTGAGACTTGTGGCATCAACCCGCGCATCGCGCTGGATCTTGCACTCTTCCTGCGCGGTCTGGGTGATCTCGGGGATGCCGCGCGCCTCGAGCAGCGGGCGCGTGTTGCGCTCGCGGGGCAATTCAACGAAGGGATACAAGCCGTGGTCATACGGCATCAGCTCATGGATGGCCGGCTTGTCGGTGATGTTGTAGCTGAGGACGGTGCGGGTGACCTTGGTGGCGTTGGTGCGCGGGTCGTGCTCCTTTTTGTAGACGTGCCAGACTTCGATGAGGTCGCGGAGCTGCTCGAAGAGGAAGTTGTCGCTGCGGTGGATGTTGAGGTGGATGCGCTTCAGCTCGCCCTTGTGCTTCACGGCGCGCTCGACCCATTCGCTGTCCCAGCCTTCCAGCGTGGCGCGCTCGCGGAGTTCAAATTCGCTGAGGAGTTCCCGGCGGGCGACAAAGGGGGCGCGCTGGATGGAGTCCGTTTGGATCGGGAAGATGATGTCCTCCCAGGGTTCCAAAGAACGCACGACCGGCTTGCTGCTGAAAATGTAGGGCTGCTCCCATTCGACTTCGCCCTTTTCGCGGAACTGGCGGACTTTGGTCGTGGTGCCCAGCTCGGGGATGATTTCGCCCATCAACTGCGCGGCGAGTTCTTCCTGCTCTGGGTCGAGGATGACCTCAAGGAGGGCTTGCAGGTTGGGGTCTTGGCTTTCCTGCAGCATCATCATGGCCTCTTCCATGGTGAACGTCTTGATCTCGACGCGGGTCTGCTGCTCCCAGTCGATGGCCATGATGGCGAGTCCGTAGGTCTCGCGGGTCTCGGCGGCGAGGCGGACTTCGCGCCGGAGGTCATCAAGGCAATGGCCCATGAGCCACTTGAGGACGGTGTCGATGGCGTTCTTTTTGGCCACGTCCATGGACTCGACGGGCTGCACTTGGATGCGGGCCTTGAAGAAGGCGTTGACCAAGGCGATGACACGCTCGCGGATCAGCGATTCGGAAAGAAAAACGCGAGTGTCGGCCGCATTCTCGAAGGGGAAGATTTTCTTCCCGTAGGCGCTCTGGTGCTTGCGGCCGTCATCCGTCTGCCCGGGCCAGATGCAGTAGCGGGTGTTGAAGTTTTTGACCTTGCGCTGCTGATACTGACTGCCGTCAGCATCGGCCTGATCGATGTCGCCGATGATCTTGGTGAGGTCTTCGCGCTTGAGTGTCATTTGGCTGCGTTCCGCTTGCTAAGTTGCTGCATGATGGATTGCGCCGTTTTGCGCTGCTCGTCGGTGACGTTGCCGGCAGACGGGTCGTTGGTGAGAATGCGGGAGACGAGCGTTTGCCGCAGGGCAGGCTCGTTGGTGCCGTAGGCTGTTCCTTGGAACGCTTTCATTTGCTCCGGCGTGACCTTGAACTGCGGGTCGATCTTGTTGTCCCGCATGAACAGCCGGATGGCTTCGTTTTTGGCGACTCCGAGTTGCTCTTCATATTTCAGCCCACTGTAAGGGTTGAGCACGATGCGGCCGTCTTCAGCGGCCATGCCCGCAACCTTGGTATTGAGCGCAAAAAAGGCGTCCTCGCTCTTGTATGGCTGACGCACTGCGTAGCCGTAGACCGATTGAGGAATTGCTTGCGGCTGTGGCATGTCACGGGACGAGGATGGAGGGATTGCGTGGAGTGTAGTTGACCGCGCACTGCGGGTTTTTCTTGAGGAACCAAGAGCGGAACGATTTGTCGCCCCAGCAGTCGCGGCCAAGGTGTTGCTGCCACGCGAAATAAGCATCGGCCGGCACGTCCATGACATGCTGGCCGAGACCATCGACGGTGCAGTGCTCGATCTGGTCGTTGAGCTGCTTGGCGCGGGTGGACTGAATGCCAGCCATGACTTGCTGGGCATGCCAGCCGGTCTTCAGCTCATCCCGGACGAGTTGGGCTAACTCGCCATCCATGTCGGCGACCAGATCGCCGAAGATTTGATCTGACATCCTAACTGCGACGGCTCCCGAAGGAGCCGCCGTGTGTTAAGACGCTTAGAGGTCGCTCAGTTTGGCGACGCCGAGGTAAACGTGAAGTTCACCGGTGTCGATGTTGCTGAGGCTTTTGGCCGTCATCGATTCAACCAAGAGTTCGACTGCGTTGGCCGCCGTGTAAACGAACGGGACGGAGGCGGGAGCGGCGGCGGCGAAGAGGACTTCGGTGCCGTTCTCGTTGACCTGCGTGGCGGCGACGTATTCGTCGTCGTCGGAGCTGTCGCCGAGCTGAACCTTGGTGTCGTTGAGGGCGCTGTCGCTGGCATCCTTGAAGGGCGTGACCAGTTTCCAGGCGGCCGTGGTGACCACATCGCCGGCTTCGAGGGCCAGAAGCGAGAGCGTCTGGTCGGTGTCGGCGGTGGACTCGGTGAGGTCGCTGTGGGTAACGACGGCCTTGTACGTGTAGCCGGTGGCGGCTTTGGTCTCTGCGGGAAGTTCAAACACTTTCATCTGATTAGTTTTTTCTAGTTAGTTGTTAAGAGTTTGACTTAGGCAGTCGCGTTGAACTTCGCCATGGCCTTGGGCGACATGACGGCGAGGGAGACGATGGCGTCCACCAAACCGCGAGGTCCACCACCTTGGTCTTCCAGCTCTTGGAAGCGCGGGCGGCGTCCGTAGCGGAGCATGAGGTGGTCGGGCGACATGATGTAGCCGCGGGCGTATTTCTCGGCGTCGGTGCTGGCGTTAGCGGCCAGGAACAAGGACGTGACGATCTCAACGGTGCTGAAGTCGCCTTCGTAGAAGGAGATGTTCGACACCAGCTTGTCGGAGCTAGCGGCCTGCGCGGTCTGACGGAGGTTGAACACGTTCGAGGTGCTGTTCACCGTGAAGCGCGTGAAGTTGGTGATGGCCTTCTTGAGGGAAGGGCCGGCAACCAAGATCAAGCGGTCCTGCGAACCGGTCTGCTCGTAGATGCTCTGCAAGACGTTCTGCAGGTTGCTCTCGGTGAGCGCGGTGGTCGCAGTGTTGGTGATCGACGCGGACGGCGTGCGCTGGGAAGCGGGCACCGGGAGGTCGGTCTGCGCGCTGGAAGAAATCCAGGAGCCGAGGCCGCGGGTTTTGTAGGCCACGCTGCCGGAACCTTCAACGGATTCGTTGTCGGAGCTGATGGTTGCCTCGATATCCCTTTTTAGTTCCGTCAAGGCCTTTGCCGTCGAACGCGCAAATTCTTTTTTGCGGCCGATTGCGGCGACATCGGCGAGGTTCGCCTGAAAGTCGCTGACGCGGACGGTGCGGCGCATCTTCTGGGCGCGGGCGCTCAGGAGGACACGGTTGGCGGTGGCATCCGAGAACTCGGACACGTCGGCGGAATCGACAACGCCGTCCGTGGAGGGCGAGTTGTAGGAATCGGCGAGGTAGGAGTAGACGGAGGGATTGGTGATGTCGGCGCCAGTTTTGGCAACCGAGCTGGAGATGGGGGTGTTCTTCGCATCAACAACTGTCAACACGTCGAGGAGATCCTCGCGGTTGCCAACTGCTGGGAAGAGAGTTCCTGCGGGAGCTGACATGATATTTAGAGTTTTCTAAGTTTTGTTGGGTTTATCCGAACAGCGCTTCGCTCATAAAATCGGCAACGTCATCAAGACGACCCGAGGCGAGCATTCTGTCGCGCGTCACTTTGGACGCGCCTTTGGTCGAAGTTTTCGGCGAACTGATCGGCTTGACAGGTGTGGGCGTTTTACTTGCTGCTTTCGCGGACGAGACTTTGCCGGCGGCCTTGCTCTTGGCTTGGTCGGCGGCTTGTTTTGCCATGAGGGTCTGCTCTCCGTAGAGGGCCAGACCGACCCAGTATTCGGCTTGCGGGAGCTTCAAAAGCTCCGGCGCCTGCTTGACTGTGGCTTGGAACGCCGTGTGCATCGGCGTGCCTTTTTTGAAGATATCGGGGAAGAGGTTCTTCGCTGCCTCGACGGCCGGTTGACGCTGCGCAAGCCATTGCTGGCGTGCCGGGGCGTGGATGGTTAGAACATCGTCGGCTTTGAGGAGGTAGTCCTTGACCTGGTCGCTATCAACGTAGACCTCGCTGCCGTCTGGTCTGCGGACGGTGGCGCCGTCGCTGTTTTTTAAGGCCCAGCGGCGGACTTCCTGCGCGGACTTGATTTTGGCGTCCAGCGCTTCGGAGGTGTCTACATCGGCCAGCGGGTTCTCCGCGGTCGGCTGCAGCACGGGGCGTGCCGCTTCGTTGACCTGGGCTTCCAGCTCGGCGAGGCGCTTTTGGGCTTCCTCGTATTGCGATTTGACGGTGGCGGCTTCTTCGGCGGCGGCTTTCTTTTGAGCCGTCAGCTTGTCGATACGCTTCTGGACCTTGTCCTGCGTGGGCGCTTCGTCTTCGCCGGCCTCGTCTTCGTCCTCGGAGCTTTCGTTGTCCTCGGTCGCTTCCTCTGCATCTTCGGAGGATTCCTCGGATTGCTCCGCGGATTCCTCGTTCGTCTCGTCTTGTGAAAGATCGCCGGATTCCTCCGGTTTCACATCTTCCTCAACGCGCTCGGCCGGTGGCCGCAGCTCATCGAGAGCTAGTGAAAGTATATCGTCCTTACCTGCAGCCGGAGCTGCTTTCCCTTCGTCCATGAGTAAACCCTCAAGAAGTGCCAGGCGGTGCGTCCGCCAGTCCGATCAAACC